ATTGTGGCAGTAAGAGGCACCTCAATGTACTCATGAACAGATCCTTTATATCTAAATCCTACGTTGGGTTTGATTAACCTAATGTTATAGTAATCTATTCCATTTCCAGGACCAATATACCATTGTTGATGTATTAGGAATCCATTTTCTTGCCTTTGTTCTAACATCTCTTTGAGATTCTTTGTAGACCTATACTCGTCATTATTGTCCATGAGCAGTATATAGTCATATAAATATGTATCAGCAAATTCAAGCATTTTATTGCGTGAAGTAGCGAAATCTTCAAACTGTCCTTGAAGCAAATGAAAGTGAATGTTGTGCTTCTTTGTAAACATCTTAACAACATCAATAGTTTTATCCTCAGAACCGGTGTCGTATAGTATAACACCATCCACGGTATCTTTCACACTTGCTAAAGAAACCTCTATCCTCTTCTCTTCGTTCTTCACCATAAGGGCTACGGCTAGTTGTAAATGACTCATTTTCTCATAAGATTGATGTCTATAACCCAATGCCTCTAATCGTTTAGTGTCTTTTCCTGTACACGATGACCCCGATGATCACAAATCCAATAACCCAAATGAGCCACGTGGATTTAAAAAAGTCAGAGAGGGTCTTAGCCATGGGTCTTCTGAGAGGACCGTCGTCTAAAATTTCATCATCCTCAATTGGTACTATGTCATCGACGTCCTCGTCCTCGTCCTCGTCGGTGTCGGTGTCTTCAGTGGGGGGTGTAGGAGGCTCTGGGCCCGGTACCAGAGTGAAATCTGTGTTCATAAAGTCTTGCGCGGCTAGCCAAAACTTACGTTTGATGCAAATGAGGACTGTGTTGCTAGGAACTTCTATCTCGCGATTCGAGCATGATTTTGAACAAGTTTTTCCTTCACATTGTGCTTTTTTCGCGCATGTATTGTTCGCATTCCATTTCAAACAGTTGTAACACGGCTGTTGTTTGTCAGGCCCGCATCTGTTATCATTAGAACATAGTCTCCGACCACCCTTATGGTCACATGATAACGAAGGTACGATACATTTATAACCATCAGCTCTTACAGCCCAACAACCTCCCAATGATAATTTGTGGTTATTCAAAATCGTAAATAACGCTGATAAATCGTATCTTCGAGCGTTATATGGTTTGCGCACCCAATCGCCGTAAGGTTTCGCATTTGGGTTAATACTATAGGATCCCTGTAATTTTTGGAGAAAAACGTTAAAAATTTCTTTGAGATTATTATCTTTCTCCAGAATCGCTATCAGTTCCTGTTCATTCTTCGGGCTTTTTCCGTAACGCTTAGCGATTTCATTCGCGATTCTAGTCCTGTTCTTCATACGCATGATTTGATGAAAACCTGTGGCGTACTTCGCGTACTGGGCTTTGATCTCAGTTGCCTTCGATCGCGCGACAGCCGTTTTGGTGAGGCCTAATCTCCTGAGGAAATTTAAGATGTTTGCGTTATACTTGATGTCGTCAACACCCCTCGCGATATCTACCGCTTGGCCGTTAAACACAAGACGATAGTTACCTAATGAGCCATCCAATCCTAACTTGTTGAGCTCGTCAAGTGGAATATTAAGATTTTGTAACATCTGCTTAAAAGCAATCAATTCAGTGGTAGGGTTTAAAGTCACAAGACTCTTATTACCCAGATCTATGCGGTTAGCCAATTCAGCCACCGGTGTATAAATTTCTAAATATTGATCCATCATTTTAGTAATATGAGATGATTTTTAACCCTTCACAGCTTACATCACGCTAGGTCGTAAGGGTTTACATTTGTAAGTATATTTTGTGGGTTTAGACTCGGAAATGTATTATAAAGAGAGTTGTTATAGTTATATCCAGGGTTGGTTTTATTTGATATAAGCGATCTAAAGCTGACTCCTATAGATCAAAACATGCCGAAACCAAAATCACCAGAGAGACGGACAGCTAAAAAACACACAGGTCCAAAAGCCAAACCTCGTGACGAAGAGGTGTCCACTTATGAGGATATTGATGAACCCATTGCCCCTAGAAAGGACAGAGAGCTCGCTAGACCTAGCGTAACTGTCAACAAGGTCTACCCAGCACTCATCAATGACCTACTACGTATCTGTATCGGAGAGGCCAGCGACGTGAGAGGAGCATTCAAGAACCGTAATCGTCAGAAGTACAAAAACATATTTGACAGTTATAAGGACAAGCTATCCGAACGCGACTATTCAATCGTTAAGGGTGCTCTATTCTATCTATACGACTTCAGTCGAGTGAACTCAATCGACAAAAATAGCGCTCTGTGGATGCTCGGTATCTACGAAGTACCCGCAAGCCAGATAATCTCGTACACAAGCAAAGAGGTCCTGAAGAACATCGCAAAGGATCATGGACTGCCTTACTCAAACAAGAAGGCCGAAGACCTCGTGGAAAGCATTCGCGGCGTCATCGACCCAAGCAATTGATTTTTGGCCACTGGATTTTGTAACCTAAACGGGTTACAAATCCATAAGAATATTTGAATGTTCCTTTCCAAATCGAACCAAGGAAATAAACCCTAGATATGTATAACCCCGAAAACGAAGGCGCAATCAAGAAGAAAACTATAAAGCTGATCCAGAAAGCGATCGACGTCGGGGATAAGCAATGCCAGTTCATGGACGCAACGTCAGAGACCAAGCGCTTCACATATGAAACGGACTTGGTCCTGGACTACGACGACTTCAACCTGCAGACCATCTTGGACTATATCAGGATCACCGGGTTCGAGATTGACCAGTTCATGTTCGACAAGTTTTGGCAGAGTATGGTTGAAGGCAGCTGCGTCTTGTGCGACGCAGCTGTCCTTGAATGGCTTGGATATGACCACGAACAAGATCGTGATCGGAAGGCTGCGTTCCTAAGACTCCTCAAATCCAATGCCATCGAGTTCAGACAAATCAAGCACACCGATCCCGACTTTTCTCGGTACCCGGAGTTCGTAGAGGAAGCTAAAACTATGTCGTCTGCTGCACTCAAAAGTCAGAAATGGGTCATCCTCGATACACAGGACTTCAAGCGAGTCTTGTTTAGCCTCAGGACCAAGCGAGCCCGAGACATCCACGACTACTACCTATCCCTCGAGCGCCTGATGTCCATGTACGCAGAATACACACATCACTTTGAGCTGCGCCGCGAGCGCAGGCGAGCGGCGACTGAGAAGAAGAGTCTTTTGGAGTTGATGGAGGGACTCAAGATAAATCATAAAAAGGAATGTGATGCAGCTCAACAAGAGCGTGATGCAGCTCAGAGAGCGCGTGAAGAGAGCGAACAAAAGTTTAGGACTCTTTTGGCGCGTGGCGACGAACTTCTGCATCATGCCGAGCAGGCTGAGGATGACAGGATGGTGATGATGCACGACATTAGAGTTGTCAGAAACGTGGCAGCGCCCGAACCCAACAACCCTGATAACTACCACAGGATGGCTATTGTGAAAATGAGTCCTGACTATGTATGGGATGAGGACGATAAGAGGTATCTACGAAATGTAGACGCTATAGCGGTTAGGATTCAGGCTCGCGACTACAACGCTCGCATCAGACAGATCAAACGTTACGGTAGAGGGACGAACAAGAAAGCCACGGTCTTGATATCGTTTGATAGCCCCAATTCAGTTCGTCTATATAACAAACTCAAAGAGGAACATGGTGATAAATTTACATTCGTGCCGCCTGTAGGTATATGCTTCAATCCAAGTACAGAACATGATCTTATTGAAGCTGTTCGTGATATGCATGAGGCTAGAATGAATTACCCCAAGTAGGTAGGTTATCTCGGATGAGTTATCTCATTGAACCTTTTCTCATAGGCAAGAAAGACCTTTTCTCTTACCCTTCTGGGTAATAGATGTATGTATACATTATTCTGTTTACAGGTTTACAGGCAAGATCTCATTGATGAACCTACACGTCCCATTGTCGAGATAGGCGCGACTCTTCGTTGCCACAATTCCGCGTTACGTTTCCTCATGAGACGTTCCTGAAGGTCTGTCCTGAATGTGATTGCAGAGTCTGTAAATGCGTTGTTGGCCATTTGCCTGAATTCCTCACCACCTTCACTAGCACTCATCTTATCCGGTCCATACGTGTCAGCCCATGGAAAGACGTCTATTTTACTCCGAGTGATGTAATTAGGCATTGTGATGGCGTCGACATCGTCATAGAAGAACTTTGGGCGCCCTGTCAACTGATCCGTGTATGCTCTGTAGCTGGTTCCGTAACCTGTGAATCTGGGGTCGTAGACATTGGCGTGGTCTTGTGCGATAGTTTCTTTTTTAATTTGAGGAGTGATGATGGCGCTTTTTGGGTCACGCATTGTGTATTTGATCATACCGTCCGTCTCCTCGACCTCTGTGGGTCCCCATTCTTGAGTGTAGGAGATGCCAATGTTGCTCTGGATAGGTTCGCCGATATGAGATTTCTGAAACACTCCTGGTTGGAGTGTTTGCGTGATTATGTTATCACGCCTAGGGCTCTCGAAGCATGAAGCAATGTCTGGCGACTCTGATTCTTCTTGTTTTGGGGTCATTTCGTCGATTTCGAGATCCCCTACGTCGCCGAGCCGACGATCCAAAAACACGCTCTTCCCACGTCTACTGCGTCCTATTGGTTTGTTTGTGATATCGGGTCCGTCCCCTCGCCTGCTATCTCTCACCGTGCGTGTATGACCAACACGTTTCCCACCATAAGCGCCGCCTTGAGCGTTACTGCCGTGTGTGAAACTGCGAGCGCCAATATGACCATTGAACCCCTCAATTAAGTCTACCATAGGATCTATCATGACTTCTGGGAGTTTTGAGAATTGCTGCTCATCAGGACGACATTGACACGGTATATACATACAGTCCTCACATTTGGTTGGAAGGATTCCACAGTTGTACCCGGATTTTTCTGCGTCGAAGTTGGTTTCTTTGTTGATTTGTGAATGGACCACGAAGTCGTTATTGCGCCAGGAATCAAGATCATGAGAAGGTGCGGCTACCAGTGTGGGTATTCTTGTTTTGGGATTGGGTCCACCGACGAGTTCTTGGTTTGGGGAGACGTGGTCTGGGCCATATTCGAGAGGGACTGTGTCGTTGCAGAATCTTTTTTGCGTTGGGGGGAATCCTACTTTGTTGAGGTCTGGGTAGCGGGTGGAGTTATATTCCCTCATAAATTCATATAACTGCTGTTGTTGCTGATTAGACCCACACCCCCCTGTAACCTCGAACCCCTCAATTGCGGGATCCGCAACGGCACTTGAGTATGTACTCATAGTGACAACCATCACAATGATTAGCGTGCTGAAGGCTAAGACTGGTTTGTACGCCGCTATCACGATGCAAACGATCAATGCCAAACGCGTGATTGTATTTAGTTTGGTCGACAAGCTGTCTTCAGGACTCGGAAGGAGATCGAACGATCTGAACAACTGAGTGACATCATACATCCAAAACTTTTCATTTAAAACCATTTTTGAAGGATGATGATAATCTCATTTGTTACATTACAAATCTATCCACTATATCAACATTGACTCCTAGTCGAGGCTTGATGTATAACTGGGCGAGCATCTCTTCGGCGAGCACGTACTTGACGGTGCCGTGGGTTCTATATATAGAACTCCTTGAAGGCACATATGCTTGTTTCTTTTTTATTAGGTCTTCTAATTGAGGACTCAATGCTATCATTCTGTCGTGACTGCCGAGCTGCGCAGCTTGGTTTCCTCCTACAAAGAGCCGAACAACGTCCTGGATATCGTCAAAAAACTCAAAAGCGGGGAACTTTTGGCTATCATTGAGGTTAATAGGTACAGAGTTTTTGATATTAGGATAGATCTTGTTCATAGTGCCTTTTACTTTTGAGTTGTCTGTGTCTCTCCATTCAATAGGATAATGCCCTCCCAGAGAGATAGGTTTCCAGTAAAGACTACTTCCGTCTATCTCTTGAGGTGATCGCATCACCTCGGCGTTTCTGAAACCATAATAATTATTGAATGCGTAGAGAGGCGACAACACTTCAGATACGCCAAAGTCAGCGAGATAGACGACGACTCCTGTGTTTTTTACAAAGTACGAGTTACCCTCAATGACATACTCAAAGTACCCCCCTGGTTTGATTTTTTTGACAAACACGTTCGTCGTCTTAATGTCGCGATGCCATATCGCGTAGTAGCGGTGAATCGCGTATACAGCGATAAGCAGCTGGTAGAGGACACTTTGCTGCTCTTCAAAGTTAATGAGGTTTATGCAATTTAGATCGGTATCGGCAGACTCCATGAATGTAACATAACACGAACCAGTACCAGGGTTCTCATAAGCCAACCGCTGAACCTTGCAACCGTCACACATAGCCATATTGTAGACATACACGAAATTAGGACATCTGCGACTGAAAAGGAGTTGGTTCACTAAGTCCAAAATCCTGTTTTCTTGAGGATACGAGAGCTTCTCTATGGCATCCCATTTTTGTTTCTGGGCGGTAGCCAGTTTCAGAACCCTCTTATCATCTGGTTTGAGATATGCTTCCTTAATAACCAAATCATCCCCTTTGAGTGTAGCCCTGTATACTTGTCCAAATGTCCCCATGCCTATTTCTACGAGATTTGAAAAGTTATTTCTGAAGGCAGGTGCGCTATTTCCGCTCATGCACATGTCCCATTGGCCCACGGTGATGCCCCGGAGACTGTCATTAACCCGGAGCCCTTTTTCCAAACGATGTGCGAACCAACTCGGTTCACATTTACGTTGGTACCACTGATATATCTTTCCTCGTGGACTAATGGACCGACCAGTCCTGGGATTTTTAGAGGTTGCCTTCCATTCGTCACATTCGTCTTGTGTAGGTGATGGCCCTCCCATTGGCCCCGGTCGCCCTCCCACTGGCCTCGGTCGCCCTCCCACTGGCCCTGGTGGTGGTTGTTGCCCTGGTGGTGGTGGTTGTTGCCCTGGTGGTGGGTCACCGCATTCATCCTCGAGTTTTTTATATGTTGGCCCACCTATTTTGATCTTTCGGTTGGTGGTTGGGTTTACTGTTGGATTATTATACCATTTGAGGCACTTTGGTGAGTATCCGACTCGTCTGGGTGGGCGTCGTGGCGATTTGGGGGTGTTAGGGTCAGCGCATTCGACCTCGAGTTCTTTGTATACCTTACCTGTATGTTTTATCTTACGATTTGTTCTAGGATTGATGGATTTGTTAAGTTTCCATTGATCACAAACACCCATTTTTAGTATATATATATATATATTGATCACGGGAGCGGTCAGTCGAGTCGACGGACTACGATCCTCCCTTTTCGTCAGATCAAGAATTGTAATATATCTGATCTAAACGTCTTTCACGATTCCTAAAAATGTCTTTAGAACTAACTGCTGAACAAAAAGAAAAGCTGCGTAAACTCGATGACGAAATGAAACGCAGAAAAGACCATGACGAGAAGAACAGGTCCCGTCGTGAAGCTTCCGCAAAAGCTACTGGGATTCCTGTCGATATCGTGGATATGGATGTTATCAAGGTGGGTACGTTGCTCGGACTCATTAAAAAGAAATCTATTATTGAGGGTAAAGAGCCAAATACGTCAGTATCTCTTATAAACATGTTTCTTGGAGGCGAAGACGACTTTACGATAGACCGTTCCAAGATCCCTCGGAATTTTAGGAACGCCCCCACGATTGCCACGGAGGCTGACAAGATAAGTTATCACCAACAGTACGTACAACAGCAATGCCAACACCTGTCTGTCATTACGATGTCACTCATCAAACAAGAAATTAAAAACATAAACATAAACAGTCATATAGCTCTTAACCTTCAATCAAATACACTTGACAACCTTAAGACAACATGTGTTGAAACTATTGAAGTAATACTTGAAGAATTATGCGAAGATGGATCAAATGACGATGAATTGTGGGCAACATTGTCTTTAGTCCGCAACAGTTTGATGGGTATAGTTGACGTATGTGAGTACAAAAAGATCCTCAATGAACATATCCTCATGACCAGGAAAGCTGGCAAAGCTCATTCTCGAATTGTAGGACATTTGTCTGTTAACGATGTGAGGTTATCGCTATACAGAGGATGTCTAACACAAACCAAGGGACCACTTACAGTTGACGACTCTATGAGATTGTCACGGGAGATTGAGCTTAGAAGTTATATGAAACCACCCGAACTGAAGCCTTTCAATTTTGATGACATAGTAAAGCACTGCTGCATACCGTCTCTTGTGTGTATACCCATTGACGAGGTCATCGAGCACGGTCTCGTTGGTCCTTATCGAAATAACTCGGTGGGGTATTTGAACATTAAATCCAATACACATTGGTCTTTTTATAACCTCAAAAGTATCAACCCTGACGGGGCTAGGCTATGGGTTTTGGATAACAAGTTGTGGGCACTTACCGATAACATGATCTCAACCATGACTGTTTACATGATTAAGATTTTCAGAACCTTCTACTACGAGTACTATGAAAGTAACGCCTTCAAGCAAGGGTTTTGGTTAGCATCACACAACAACCACTACGACGCCTTCATGAATATGATGAACAATATATCTTTCGTAAGCAATCATGGTATGTTTCATAGGTTTTTAATGACAGTCCTGTTACAGAAATCGCCTTTGATTCCTACCGAGTACGATTTCTTCAATCATATTGTATACTACGACTTCCCTATCGTCTACACATCTTATCTCACGTGCTTCGAAGACAATATGAAGAACGTTTTTGACGATTTAAGTGACGAACATTTGAGTAAATTGAAATCGACATTTATGTCTAAATTGGGAACGAAAAGTTGAATTTAAGTTTCTGGAATAACTCGGAAAAGTAAACATGTAATTAAACTACGACGTCAGATCAACATAATACCTATTATAGCATATCTGCGCCTTGGCACTATTCATACTTTATATGATGCTAACCTTGTCATATAAAAACTATGGAAATTCAATGGCTTGCCATGAATGGGTTATGCATTATCTTGATGCAAACAAAATGAGAACCCAGAATACGTTTCATCAAACCCACCCAACGAATGAGGCTTCCCTGACAACTGAGCAGACGGAGGCTGCTGTTCAAGGGCTTGTCAAAAACGTAAATAAGTTCCCTCGTATTAACAGACGATTTGTGGACCCTCACAGAGCAGGAGAACCCAAGTTCGCTCTCTTCTCATACATTGACCACCCAGATATGGAGATGAACAAGTTTTTAAATGATATAAAAATCAGCCTCAAACCCGAACATAAGAAGCAACTGGACGCTCTGCAATCACGTTCTCAAGTTATAAAAGGCGTAGGGAAGATTAGGGGCGCCTACCTAACACAACAAGAGGCTGAGAGCAGAGCAGAGGAGATCGTGCGAGACGTCGACTCAACCAATTCCGTGTTCACATGTATCATGGGCACGCCTTTCCCCCTGGTCACAGAGGGTATGGCAGATGAGGTTGACCTTATCGATCTTCAGAACCAAACAGAACACACTATTGCTCAGAATGTTCGTAATCAACGCCAGAAGGACCAAAAGGAGATGGACGAGATCAAAATGCGCGAGAAGGAATTGATGAGTAACGTCGAGAAGGATCCCAATGCAGATGATCAGGATAACTACATCACACAGCGAGTGAAGCTAGCTCATCTCAGGTATTCTATCGAACAGCACGTAAAGAAGCGTGCAGAGTGTGTCGAGAACGAAAAGAAGTGTGTACAGTGGCTTCTAGATATGAAGACCAGGTGCCCACAATTTGAAGAAAAGTATATGGAAAAATACATGGCTGGACGCAAGGCCGCACATATACCTGATGATCACATCCCTGAAGGTTTCATGAAATTCATGAACGATCCTCTGGTCAAGTTGGATGATGTGAAAGAGGAAAATGAACCAAAGACAACTAACAATACCTAAACATGCTATTCTAACAATACCTAAACATGCTATTCTTCTATATCTCCAGAGAGATACAGATTCAATTGCCAATACCTAAACATGCTATTCTTCTATATCTCCAGAGAGATACAGATTCAATTGCCAAAGAACTGAACGGGTTTTGATGACCTGTTACCCTTACCACGCACGATCACTTGATTCACCGCGATCCTGACTTGGTCTCATTCAATTTATTCAATATATGAAGGATTTGGGTGACTACTTTTTCGACAGGAGGCAATCCATCGATGATATAAGAACTGTCCTTCATTGTCTCGCTATTGTATGTTTTAATGTACCCATCATGAAGGAATTGTAGGTATGTTTTGTCTACATCGCGCTCACATTCGCGGTTCCTGGATCTCATGCGTTCGAAGCACGTGTCTACGCTTGTGTTGATATAGAAACTGAGATCTGGTTTCCAAGCTAGATATCTGTAAACATCGTGGATGAGGGTTTCCTCGTTGTTTGTGAGGAATCCGTTGTTAACTCCGTTTTCTACAAAGATCATTGAGGATATGGGAGATCGTTCGACGAATACGTATTCGTCTCCTCTGTGGGCGCGCATACGCTCGTACTGGGATCGCATTGAGGCAAGGATCTTGACCTGAAGTGTGCACATCCACCTAGTAGGATCTTGATAAAACTTATCAAGGAGGGTTCCCCAATTGCTTAGGTCTTCCTCGAATACCAAGTATCCTTCATCTTTAAGTTTATTTAGGATGGTGCTTTTACCAGCACCTATGTTACCATCAATACAGCAAATCTGAGGTAAAGACATCCTGATACTTATCCTTATATTGACAGGTTAATCCATAATTCAAGTATTCTGGTCGTTAAGTTTAGGGGTGTATGTAGCTCGAAATCAAGCCCGGCCGTAGCAGCCGTGAAAGGGTTGTCATAAGCTACGAAAAATTTGGACAGCGTTCCGGAAAATTATAATTCCTTCGTGTTATGGGATATGGACACTCGTCCACACATAAAATGCATGTTTTCAAAACTAAACTGCTTGAGTTTATAAATGAGTTGTTGGTTCTATTCGAGGACAAGAACAAGATCGTGTATAGAAGATTGATCCATTACCATCATCAGATTAAAAATAAATTAACTGATGACGACTTATATGAAGTAGCTATTGAGTTCCTCTCACACGAGAACGTGAGAGGAATGATATCTACTCACAACCACAGAATCATGAAAGGGACACAAATGGCGATGGATGTAGATCTGTTGTGGGAGTCCTGTACGTTAAAGAACAAGAGTATTATATGGAAATGGGTCGATGCTATAGTGAACACTCTCGATCTGTCGTCATGTATCATTAACAAAAATATTGACTGAGGAAAATGGTAATGGATTACTCTGATAAATATACACTTCGTGTTATGCCTTACGACGAAGACCTGGTAGAGAATTTTTTCGACTTCACACAACCAAGCAACGTCCCGATTTATCTAACGGTTGCCGTCGTAGTCATACTTATGTTACTTTATGTGGTGTAGCTAAAAATGATGGGTCTTTCGTACCCCTACAGTCGTCATTCTTTTTATAACCTCGTAAGGTTATAAAGTGTGTATAGCCACTTCCACTTACACTTACACTAGGGGATTTACACTAGGGGATTAAAACTAATAATACTGAACTATACGCCGTAGATTTTTAGGTTAGATTCCAATCAATTTCTTTGTATCCTTTCTTTTTGAGGTAGTTGTTTGTATCACAGAAGCAGTTACACCCGACATAACCAGTTGTCATGGGGGATGGATGCACAGCTCTTAGGACACAATGTCTATTGACATCGATGAATGTACATTTTTTCTGGGCAAACGCACCCCATAGCATGAATACTACATTATCTTTCCTCATGCTTATTTGTTTGATGATTTCGTCTGTAATTTGTTCCCATCCTTTTCCCGCATGTGAGTTAGCTTTACCTGCACACACAGTCAAGACCACGTTGAGAAGCAATACTCCTTGTTTAGCCCATTTAACTAGGTTACCGGAGTTAGGCGGGGTCGTGAATCCGGTCCTATTGAGCTCTGCATATATGTTACGTAGATATGGTTGAATACCGTCACGAACGGAGAACGACAACCCATGGGCCTTTTGAGGGGTGTGGTAAGGATCCTGGCCTATTATAACTACTTTGATATCAGCAAATGATGCTTCATTGAGAGCAGTGAATATCTGATTTTTTGGAGGATATACCGGTCCATGGTCGTATTCTGACCATATCCATGAAGTGAATTTTTTCAAGAAATCTGATTTGTGTTCGAATGCGTCTACCAAGACTGCCTTCCACCCAGGGTCGGAAATTAGGTCTAGCACAGTTGCAGGCGACCACGAAGGGAGGTTCCTCACTTCGACACAGTCGAATGTCCTAGCTTTCCTTAGGGCGAGTCCTACATCGTTAGCCTCTATACACTCACCGTCTACTATACACATTTCCAACTCGAAGTTTATATCACTTGAGAGAGTTATAAATGTGGCCATCATGAGAGGTATCGCCCCGGCAACATATCCGATATGGTGCTCTTCCCCATCGACGAAGCGAACAAGAGGAAGCTCTTCTCCGTTTACTTCGTCGATAGATATAACAACTCCTCTCGCCCCAGGTTGCCTATAGGCATATTTGGAAGTAAGAGCGACCTGAGAAGTAGGACCTAAATATAGTTTATGTTTGTTTCCTTTGAACTCGTATATGTGGTTATTACCACTTGATTCTTTGTACATCTCGATTGTTTTCTTGAGGCAGTTGCGATCCGAATCGTTTACAACAATAGTGGGATGAATGGCAAAAGGGTCTTTCGAATGAGGGAAGATAAGGGTTTTATCTTCAAGTTCCTCTATGTTTTGAGGTATGAATGTATTGACAAATTGTTGGTAGTTTAGGTGGTTGTTGATAATATATCTGGCAATGATCCGGTCTTTGTCTTTTTCTTCATCGGGAAGAGCTGAATATTGAGTGGTTGCGCATCTGTTTCTTCGTTCATCTCCTATAGGCTTCTTGGGCTTTCTGTACCCGTTATGCCAGGGTTCATTGGCAATCCAGAAAGTGTAATTCTCGATCCATGCTTTATGGACGATATCAGATGCTTCTTCTACATCAAAAGTAAGGTTTTGGAAAAGACGCCCAATAGACATACACATGTTATCAAAACCGAATGCACCGGGTTGGAGAGGTATGACTTTCCAATTATATACACAAGACATATGGTTGTTAACCGATTGAACCCAATCTTTGAGGGGGATTGTATTGAAAGGGTGATCATATTTGAACACACCGTTCGCGGTGCAGTGTTTTGAATCCATGTTTTATCTTATGTCTTCACTATGTAAGCCATTTTTTCAACTAATTTAAAAATTAACAAATGTCATATGTCAGTCAGAAAACACGTCTATACCTAACCTGTGTCTTATTGTAGTTATTGAGATCTTGAGTCGTTTATCTCGAATCCTTTGTTCAATCTTTTCAAGATTCGGTTTGGTTCCATCCTCAAGCACGCCAGGAACGTCATCGCATGTGAACAGTTTACGAGATGTCTCGTGTTTCAGTATCGATACATCCAATGGTGTTCTTTCTTTGGTCTTCTTATCTACCTTGATGACCTCTTTTCCAATAGTTTCGATGTTTTTATACTTCTTAATGTAGTTGAGAGACGTAACTGGGCCTACCAGAGGAATGTTATCATTAAAGTCTGTACCACACATGATACACAAATCTAACCAACTAGACTCATCCAACTCCAATTGTTCAAGTATAGTAGAGGTCTTGATTTGAGTGAATTCCTTTGTATCTAAGTGAATGTCGTAAAGCATGATAGGCACGCAGCATGCAAGCACATCTGTGTCTTTTGTCATTACGGCATCTGCAATGCCTCGCTTCACAAGCTCTGCGCAAAGAATTTCTGCCTCACCCGTAGCAGTGATGTAAGGAATGCCAAAAATGGTTAACAACTCTTGTACGTTTTTGAAGTCGGTGTCTGTAATATGAAGGATGTTGCCACGTAGTTTCTCAATATACTGCTTGGTTTTTATGACTGAAAAGTCATTTCCTGTATTACCGCGTATAATGATTTGCGTAGAGCGGATTTTTCCGTTAATGTTTTGCAGATCTTGACTGATTTCACCTGTTTTGTTATACTGGGCGAGATCGTATTCCAGTTTCGTAACACGTGCGATTGTTGCGTCTTTTTTATCAGCTCGTTTCTTCTTTTCATTGCTTTTCTCCTTTGGAGAACGACCATCAAACACAAATGTTGTATGGATGTCGTTCTCAAGCAGAGCTGTAAAGAGCGTCATGAACATTTCTTCATACATCTCCTTACGAGATGCTTTGTACATGTAAATGAAAAGAGACGCGTCCACGACAATTCGCTTATTGCTAAAGTCTTTCATAGGGACCCTCTCCTCAAATGAGGTGGTTTGTTTCTTCAGTAAATCTCGAAGTCCTTTGATACCCATCTTTACTTTAGGTTCAGTTACTCTTAAACGGATCAGTTATTCAATCTCGGCACATCGTAATGTGATGAGATTTCTATGGTTAGTTAGTGCCGCCCAGTATTGAGTGATGAATGAGTGATCCATCACTCAATACTGAGTAAAAGGGTTAGTAATAGAAACCACAAGTTAGTCTTATACCTACCTAGGCGCGAGGGCCTTGGGTGCGGACAATAAAGTCTGTAATACGCTCATTCTGATGAATCTTGAAGCACTTGCGAGAGGCGCTGTTCTTGTAACGCCTAGTCTTCCTTTCCTTACCCTCTTTGTCTTTCTTTGTTATGAATTCCACTTCAACACCCCTGCAGTCCTTGTGTTTGCACTCAAACTCGAACAGGTTGTCTTTGATCCTTTTCTCTACCTCCATGCGGGAATGCGCAAACATGCAGTTGTTGGCGAACCTGCACGGCCCAATGGTCTCAATGATTCCTCCATTTACATTGAATAGGTTTTTGCAGAGGAGGAACTTTTTATCAGGGGACGAATGAGGAGCCCTGGCAGCTGGGGACGAATGAGGAGTCCTGGCAGCTGGGGACGAATGAGGAGTCCGGACAGTTGGGGGCTTGTGAGTCAACTGCTTTGGGGCCTTCTTGTGGCCTGGGGGGTGGGTGAAGGTGCACTTGCGGTTCTCACATTTGAGCCCGTTCCTGCACATGGGTTTGGGGGGTTTGTTGTCGGTGGACGGTGGTGAGCGCTTGGACAGGTCGTGCGAGTACCTGCATCTACCCTCGAACTTGCACTGCTCATTATTTCTGATATAATGGCACAGTCTGGTAGAGTGGTCTGTCTTGAACTTGGACAGGTCGTGTGAGAACCTGCATTTACCCTCAAACTTGCACTGTTCATTATTTTTGATAAAGTTACACAGTCTGGTAGAGTAGTCTATCTTGGGTTTGGGCAGGTCGTGTGAGAACCTGCACTTTTCACCACGTGAACAGGTCTTACCTTCCAGCAGAGATTTGCAAATTACATCCCGCACCTCAATGAAATTCCTGTTGCCCACTCTCACTTCGATGTACGAAGCGGGTTTATTGGGGGTGTGGTGGGGACTACGGTTGGTTTTTCTCTTGGGAGCCTTTGGGGTTGGGGTTGGTTTGATAATGGCTCCCAAGACGGGGTAGTCGTCATTGTCTACGTCTGACTCGCCAACTGGATGAACCTTTTCAAGCCAGTTGAGTTTACCTACAAGAGCAGACAACCCTTCGAGTTGGTTCTTGTTTTCCTCGCGAAGCAGCTTTAAACGCAGCGTGTTAGAAATTTCCTCGTCCTCCTTCTCGTTGTCGTCCTCCTCCCAAATCTCGTCCTCCGAATCGTCACACCTCCCCTTGTTGAGGTTGGCCTCGCAATCGTCGGAGTCGTAGTCGACGTCGCTGAAGGCATCCTCGTCCTCGTAATTGTACGTAGGAATATCCTCGCACAGCTGCTTGTCCTCCATTCCGTATGAGAAAATGTTCTCAACGGCACAGGTGGTAGTAGCTTTGTTACAATACATATTTGTATCAGTTAATTTTACTTCCATAATTTTACGAAGTGAGATTTCAACTTTTCTAGAGACTTAGCTAACTTTAACTCAAAAGATCTCTTTAAATACCTTGATTTTACATGATGTTTTGAACTCACACGAGATGGTTACAAATGATTTTACATACAATTACTTACGTACAATACCTGGGTCCAACGTCACAAAGTCGACGATCGTCACAGCCTCCCACTCCTGTCGTTTACCAGATTTGTCAATCTCAAATGTTGTATATTGAGCAGCCAGTTTATCTACGTATTCGGCGAGGTATGAAGGGATGAGGTATTTGCTCGATACAGGAATCACCCTCAAAAGCTGTTCGTGAGGGTGTGACGGTTCCGATCTCTTAAACCCGTACGACAGTATTCGCCTCTCTTCAATGCACCTCACGAAGGCGTCTGCGTGCAGGGCGTAGTTATAAGGATAAAACCAATTCCAAGATTTGGTCGCATGGATTCCTTTGGTGTAATATAAGAAAATCCACTGAACCGTCTTCAGGAAATCATAAACCAGATCATCGTCAGTAATTGATTGATATTTCTCGATTTTCTGTGCGCGGTGCACTGTCCTGTATTTCTGAATATCACCCTCCCACAGTGTGTTCGGAAACCTCTTATTATAGTCGTCCTCATCACTCTCGTCCTTGTGGCGCGCTTCCATTATGGATTGTTCCCTGTCTCTGACGAGTCGAAGGAGTCTGATGATTTCATTAGGATTGAGATATCCATTCTTCTTATTCACAAGAGGGTGCCTATAATTCTGGAAAAAGAAATCCAGCGCGCCCATCTCAGGTGCACTTTCTTTAATTTCTAGTGATGGTATAGGCGGGAGGAAGTCGTTGCCTACAAAACAACTCCATATGAGAAGATCCTCTGGTCTCACAGGGAGTTCTTGTCTGACTTTGTGGATGTCTATGTAGTCGTAGCTCCGCCGCTCGTCTTCTCTCATTATATATACGTGTGACTTTTGGAGCACGCAGCAAAGCAGAATCAGATCGGCGTCCATTCCCACGACACAGTACACATCCTCCTCGCCGTCATGGCTCCTAATCCATTCCATAAGTTTGTGCTCGCCCTCTCCCGGTTGTGAGTCGTCAGATATGATAACCTTTACGTTACTGGCGACCCACCGCTCAGATGCGAGGGCCTGCGCGAGCTCCCACATGAATTCTGTGCCTGCTGTGATGCATGTTGAATCAAAGGATTCTTTTTCTTTACGTTCCTTTGCAGCCCTGAAACGTCTCTGGCGTTGTTGGTTTTGCTTTGACATAGGCGCCACTCCGTCAATGGCCAAGTATATAGTCTGTTTTGGTTTTGCGATATCAACCAACGTGTTCACTTCGGATTTCACACAATCGTACAGTTCGGAGACTGATGGTGGTTTGGGAGTGTGTTTCTTTATACCGGGCTTAGATTGCATACGGCGTTTAGGAATTATGATTCCTGGTTTTTTAGGGGCATATTTGCCATATTTGAAAACCCTCTGAGCAGCTTCGTGAATGACACCATTCATATCAATCAATAAATGATCGACATGCCCGGGCGTCATGGGCGATATACTCTTCTTCAGGTCTTCGCTTTTCCTGAACCAACTGTAGAAATGCTTGATTCCCATTTCTCTTTATTAGTACAGGTATATACATAGTCTGGAAATTCAAAAATGAAGAATTACTTGAAATCGAAAATCGGAGGATATGGATTCTACAACAAAGGATAAAATGAATCAATACCAGGACATCAAATACCAGGACATCAAATACCAGGACACCAAATACCAGGACATCAAATACCAGGACATCAAATACCAGGACACCAAATACCAGGACATCAAATACCAGGACATCAAATACCAGGCATCAAATACAACAAGGACATCAAAAACAAGGACGGACATCAAGTACAAAGAAAACAAATTTAAGGCTATTGAGTACAATGAAAACAAATTTAAGTCTATTGAATACAATGAAAACAAATTTAAGGCTATTGAATACAAAGAAAACAAATTTAAGGCTATTGAGTACAATGAAAACAAATTTAAGGCTATTGAATACATTTAAGGCTATTGAGTTTATAACGGGAAAACAAAGATATGATGTCTAACAATACTGGCTACAAACATAGTAAAAAAAGGATAAAATCTTAGTCAATCAAAATGTATACCGGTATTTGGATCTTTATGGTAGTTGTCATTGTCCTCGTCGTGGGGATTTGGCTATATCAGACCTTAATTGAGGGCTATATCAACCCAGGATTCCCCTACGCGCAATTAGGTGGAACTTATAACACGCAACTCTTTTCTCCATGTGTGTCTAAACGATGCGCTGGGGGCCCATATATGTATACCTCAAACCCATACTTACAATCGCTTTGTCAAGGGGTCAGTAATACAGAACTTGCACAGGTAGCTTGCGGCAAAGGCTTCCACGGTAGACCTGTTCACTTTGACTACTCTGGGTTAAGCGAAAGCGTAAGCCCATCTTCATTCAGCGTAAATGCTCCCATCCCAACCCTAAGCAAGAACTTGGAGAAATGCGGTAAGAACCTCCAGCACGGAGCATGGGGCAACGCACTTTGTAATACACCTTCAACCACTTCCCTATGTGTCTTATAGAAATGGTGTTACAGTTGGTTTACTTATTTCCTAGAGTGAAATAAATATCTTGTGTAGTACTAAACTACCTACCATGTTTCTTATGACTAGATCATATGGTTCAGTCGAATTAGAAGACCTTGAACGGGAGCTACACAGACGCTACAGGCTCGGGGATGTATTTGCAGTACATCTACCATGTTCTCATAGGTACCGGGTCAAGAAGGGAGGCCGTAAAGAGCAACAAATCGTAGACTCCGACCGCAACGTGTTAGATGACCAAACATGTTCCGTCTGCTTCAAACTTAGGTGTATTGACGACGAGCCAACCCCATATGAAATCGAATACATAAAAGAGAATGATGGTTACGACCCAACGATAGAACTCGTTATGATTAAACAAAAATTTTACCAGTGGCTCTATGAACGTCTGAACTAACTGCCTAGTGTTTTGTAAAATCTATTACCCTTTAGGGTAACAGAAAGGATTTCCTTCAGTACCGACGTTTGATACATACTTTAAAATTTATTGTTTGATACTCTTACTTTAGTCTTGTTACTTCTCATAATAATTTTTGAAGTCATTAATTTAAAGGATATGATGGTGAGCTGTGAATTGATTTGGAGGGAACGATGTATCAATTAAGTAACCATGGAAGTCATAAAACGAGACGGAAGACGTGAGCGCATCGTGCTCGAAAAGATTACAAACAGGATCGATGCCCTGTGGCGCATGGAGCCCAGACTCAATCAGCTCGTCGATCCGGTGAAGGTGGCCATCAAGGTCGTGGAAGGTCTGTACGATGGCGTCACCACCGTAGACTTGGACACCCTGGCAGCAGAGACCTCCGCTATGATGGCACCTATTCACCCGGACTATGCGCGGTTAGCCGCGCGTATCGCAGTATCAAACCTCCACAAAGAGACAGACACCCCTTTCTCAGATGTTATTTACAAACTGTATCACTACATTAATCCAGAAACCAGTCTTTGGGCTCCTCTTGTCAGTGAGGAAGTGTACACCATCACAAAAAACAACCAAGAACTCATCAATGATTGGATAGACTACAGCAAAGATTACGAATACGATTACTTTGGATTCAAAACCCTTGAGAAGTCATATCTCCTCAAATTGAAAGACCATGTGGCGGAGCGACCCCAACATATGTTGATGCGGGTATCTCTGGGTATACACGGCGGCGATCTCGAGTCTGCTAAGAGGACATATGATCTCATGAGTGAGAAGTACTTTACCCACGCTACCCCCACTCTCTTCAACGCAGGTACACCCAAGCCTCAGATGTCGTCATGTTTCCTACTCGATATGCACGACGACAGCATCGAGGGTATCTACAAGACGCTCATCGACTGCGCCAAGATCTCTCAGCACGCCGGCGGGATAGGCCTCACCACCCACAAGATCGGGGCCGCGGGGTCGTACATCGCAGGCAACAACGGTACGTCAGGCGGACTCGTGCCCATGCTGCGTGTTTACAACAACACGGCCAGATATGTAGACCAGGGAAGCAAACGTAAAGGGTCTTTCGCGGTGTACATAGAACCCTGGCACGCAGACATATTCGAGTTCCTAGATCTCAAGAAAAACACAGGCGCGGAGGAACACAGGGCAAGGGATCTATTCTACGCTTTGTGGATCCCTGACCTCTTCATGAAACGTGTGAAGGAAGGAGGTATGTGGTCTCTTATGTGTCCTAATGAATGCAAGGGTTTGTATGATGTACACGGTAACGAATTTGAAGACATGTATCTCAAGTACGAGCAAGATGGCGCAAAAGTAAGAAAAGTAGTAAAGGCACAAGATTTATGGCTCAACATCATCCATTCTCAGATTGAGACAGGGACTCCTTAGATGCTCTACAAAGACGCATGCAACACGAAGAGTAACCAACAAAACCTGGGAACGATCAAGTCCTCAAACCTATGTGCTGAGATTTGCGAATACACGGACAAGGACGAGATTGCCGTCTGTAACCTGGCATCGATTTGTCTCCCTAAATTTGTGAAAGATGGGAATGTTGATCATGAGTTGTTGTTCATGATTGTGAAGCAGGCTATATACAACCTGAATAGAGTGATTGATAAAAATTTCTACCCTCTCCCCGAAACACGGCGCTCCAACATGCGGCACAGACCTGTTGGGTTGGGCGTGCAGGGACTCGCCGATGTGTTCGCGCTTCTGAGATTACCGTTCACGTGCGATTCAGCGAAACTTCTTAACAGAGATATCTCTGAGACTATCTACTTCGCGGCCCTATCGGCATCTCACGAGTTGGCCTTGAGGGATGGTGCTTACGAAACATTTAACGGTTCACCTTTATCTATGGGAATGTTTCAATTCGATCTTTGGAATGGCCCCACTCACTTGAGTGGTAGATGGGACTGGGATGGTCTACGAAGCGCGATCATGAGGGATGGGGTTCGCAATTCGCTCGTTATTGCGCTGATGCCAACCGCGTCAACCGCGCAGATCATGGGCAACCACGAATCATTCGAGCCGTTCACCTCCAATCTGTATACACGGAGGGTGTTGTCGGGTGAGTTCATCGTAGTCAATAAGTACCTCCTTAATGATCTTACCGACCTTGGTCTCTGGGACGCCGACATGAAGGAACAGCTGATGCGCGACAATGGCTCCGTCCAGAACCTAGACATCCCCGACGAACTGAAGGATATATACAAGACGGTGTGGGAAATCCCTATGAAAGATGTTATAAACATGGCCGCCGATAGAGGCCGCTTCGTTGATCAGTCGCAGTCCATGAACCTCTTCCTAGAGACACCCCAGATTGATCGCGTCTCTAAGATGCACATGTACGCGTGGCAGAAGGGGCTGAAGACGGGTATGTATTACCTGAGAACTAAGAGCGCTATGAACGCGGTCAAGGTCACAGTGGCCCTTGATAAACAAAAGAAAAGGCGTGATCAACCCAGATGCGGTGAAGAATGCCTCACGTGCAGCGCGTAGCGTAGCCGTAGCAGCGCGTAGCGTAGCCGTAGCAGCGCGTAGCGTAGCCGTAGCAGCGCGTAGCGTAGCCGTAGCAGCGCGTAGCGTAGCCGTAGCAGCTCACTTTCAAAATTCGTTACCCCTAGGGGTAACGAATTTACGAGTTTCAACAAGTGGCGTAGAAACTAAAAGTATGCATGATAGTAGTCTTCTTGTTCTTTGTAGTAGTCATCCAATTGTAAGAATGTTAGGTTCTTTTTTAATACACGCTCCCCGTCTTGATTAGTTGCCTTTCTGTCATCGAGCATGTCAGTGAACGCCTTTGGGAAGGGGATGCTGCAACGTAAATAATACGGAACAAGACCTCCGTTGTCGAGGGTTTCACGACAAAAGTCAGAGTATTGCTTGTCGCTTGGAAGGTTGATGGGTCTAGTGTCCTCAAAGTATTTATCTAGTACAGATTGCCAGTTCCTGCACACGTTGTACGGTATGCTGTCAAACGTCACATTCCCCTCAAACCAAATATCGCCATCAGTAATCCATGTATCGGGTTCATAGTGATTACAGAACCAACGGTATCGCCAGTTGTAAAGCCGAGCAGCCAAATATTTATCAAAGATATCCTTGACGTCGTCCAGGTTATCGAGAAGCTGATCCGCATGATCATACAGTTCACCCATATACTTACGTTCATCCGTAAGCACAGTATTCTTACATATTAGTTGCATAGTATGTGGTTTTCATTATCATTCTTTTTCCATTTTAAAAATTCAACTTATTTTGAATGACAATCATTCGAATGGTAATTGGGCAACCGAGTCATTGTCTATATAAGTATTGTGTTATGAAGAACTGTGTTAACATAAAAGGAAATGGAATCCATACTACAAGAGAATAAGAACAGGTTTGTACTTACAGTAGATCATAAAGACCTTGATGATTTTTATCAGATGCACAAAGCCGCATTTTGGACCCCTCAGGAGATTGACCTTCAGCAGGATCTCTCTCATTGGAGTAAACTCACCGACAACGAGCGATACTTTATTAAACACATCCTCGCGTTCTTTGCGGCTAGCGACGGGATCGTGAACGAAAATTTGGTTGATAATTTCTACAGCGAGGTCCAATACCCAGAGGCTAGGGCTTACTACGCCTTTCAGATCGCGATGGAAACTATACACAGTGAGACGTACAGGCTGCTCATCGAAACATACGTAACGGACAGGGACGAGCAACAGAATCTTTTCAGAGCCTTAGAAACATTTCCCGCAATTCAGAAAAAGGCTGATTGGGTCCTCAAATGGACCAACAGAGACAATGCCTCTTTCGCTGAACGTCTGATTGCGTTTGTTGCCGTGGAGGGTATCTTTTTCTCAGGATCGTTCTGTTCGATCTTCTGGCTCAAGAAGAAGGGTATCATGCCCGGCCTGACGTTCTCGAACGAATTGATCTCACGTGACGAGGGGCTGCATTGCGACTTCGCAGTGAATCTATACAACAACCACCTCAAACACAAACTCAGTGAGAGAAGGATCAAGGAGATCTTGCTGGGTGCGCTCGATGTTGAACGAGAGTTCATAACAGAGTCGTTGCCCGTCCGTCTCATTGGTATGAACGCTTCCTTAATGACACGCTACCTTGAATTTGTGACAGATAGGTTACTGGTGCAGTTGGGGTGTGAAAAGGAATTCAATACAAAGAACCCTTTCGATTTCATGGACATGATTAGTTTGGAAGGTATAACCAACTTTTTTGAGAAGAAGGTCGGCGAATACAAGAGAGCAGGTGTAATGAAAAAGGAACGAAGGCAAGGAGAGTTGGTTTTTGATGACGATTTTTGAAAGAATCATAACTACAATTCAGGGTTAGTTATAACCCCAAAAGGTTATAACATTTACAATATATAATTTACAGTACGAAATCCTCTGAGAGAATAGAGTCTAAATCATCCATATCTTTGTTATAATAAAAACACAAGTAGTCGTACTCATCATCCTGATATGCATCTTCAAAGACAAACTGTTTCGTTGAGTAACAGGATGTAAACATAGATCGTACACGATTGAAAAAATTCATGGTCTTTTTTATGTCATAAAAGTTGTTTGTAGATATGTACCCACAGACTCATCGCTCCGCTGTGATCACTCATTCCATCACAGCCCCAGAGGTAATCCCTGTGATCACTTATTCCATCCCACAGCCCCAGAGGTAATCCCTGTGATCACTCATTCCATCCCCCATCCCCAGAGGTAATCCCTGAATTCGAAGAACGTAAGCATACGTGTGTCGCCGTAGTCGTCTAGGACCTTCTTTGCAATAGCTTGTTGCGCGTTGTCGCTATATGAGGCTATGTAGTCAAAATGATCAAAAAACTTATCTTTGATTATCCTCTTTACGTCGCTAGGACACTTGCTGTGATGAAAGAACCCTATCACATCTATCACGAAATCTTCCCACTTAACATTCATGTTCAAGTAACTTATACTACACCTTTCATCGAGTATATCTCTGATAGCTATATCAGGGTTTAGTGGTGAAAAGGTCCCATAACAACGATAGAAAGACTCCGAAAAAGAAGGATATTCACCCCTTTCAAGCACATTAGTCATCGATGCTTTTAATGTTCCCAACCAGTACAAGGAATTGACTCCAATCATAAATTGTTCATCAATGTGGTCTAGTACAAACCGTGTAGTTAGTTTTTTCATCGTAGTTATTTATTACTTAATCAATTTTGGGTCCGCTATTTCAACTCTAGTATAATCAGGCTCCAATTGTTATATGTAATTTTACTTTTAGCATAGCAACTGATAATTATCAAATAACGGAACGATGGTCATGCGCGCAGTATTGAGCGGTGGGTATTCACCGCTCGAAAGCAATCCAATGTGTGGTGATCTGTCTCTGAAACTGCGTCTGGGTCTTACATGTCGATCGCATCTGGGTCTTACATGTCGATCGCCGCATGATCTCAGGGATCGTTCAATTTCTTGACACTTGTATACATCGCTGTTCTTCAGTTTCTCAAGTGGCTTCCCTATCGCGGCGTCTTGTGGGGTATTTGAAGTGTTAGTATCGTTTGGGATGGTTATGGTTGTTATATCTTTGATGAGGTCTGTCAATTCCTGTTCGGTTAATTTAGACGCTAATCTGGTGCGCAGTAGATCGGCAACGACTTTAACTTCATGATCCTTCATTTTTAGAACACAAAGATATTTCAATAAACCATCGAAAGTTCTCTTACAGGACTAAAAATGGCAAGTTATCTTGAACTAGATTCGACTTACAGAAACAGGACACGTTGGCCTAACCCGGGCGAATTTGAGGTTGCTTTATCTCAATCTGGCCGCAAACAGGGTGAGCAGGCTGAAGATCCTATATGTATATCATGCCCCGTGAATGAGTGGACGGGTAATTACTTTGATGAGAACACCCTCGGAAATGAGAGCGTGGAGGGTCAGTTCTTGACTACTGGCTTAGGGTATGCAAATTCCAAGACTGTGGTCGAATTCAGGCAGACAGTTCCGGCTATATTACAACAACGTTACAATTACTACAAACACGCCATCATCAGAAACGTTTCACAGCCTGACCAGTTCGCCAGAATCCTGGAATACATCTATTTAGGAAACGGGAGAGCTCAGGCAACCATCAGCGATGATAACTTCCAGTTTACATTTGGAGATTTCTTTTTAATCGTAGATCCCAGCGACTTCTCAGATCCTACGGCCATCTACATGTTTGTTCCTGTGGGGTCCGACAACAGACAGGACTATGTCAATAAGATTATCTACAACGAAACGCTTGATGACTGGCGTCCTGTCGGCGCTTACGATAGTCAGACTGGAATCCTGAGCGTCGGAGGCGATCCGGCCTTTGCATGGCAGCGGTTCCACAACTACTCGATCAGAAACACAATTCCAAACTTTACCTTCACATCTGGAGGGGCGTCCACCACTAGCCAAGTCGTAATCACCGGTGTTGCTGGAGTCAACACAGACAACATCTACCAGAGTTGGTTCCTGAGGATCCCACAAACACTCTACAACAACACAGTAACACCTCCAGAAGGAGAAGTAAGGAGAATTGTAGCTTATGACGGTGCAACCCAAACAGCCACGGTGTTTCCTCCTTTCACGGCTGCTACGGCCGGGCTTGATTTCGAGTTGATGCAGTTCGGTTATGAGAATGCTAATCCATTGACCTGGAGGTTGAATCTTAGTCAGGAGATTCCAGTTTTCAACATACGTATGAATAGACTCGTGTTGCCTAACCGCATTCTGTCTATAGGCAATGGAGGAAAGACCGCGTTTCAGAATTATTTCTACGTTGAGCTGTCAAACATCGATCCTTCTAGCTCAAATACCCTCAACATATTCTCAAACAACCCACACGCTCTCAGGACCATGTTCAGGGCCACCGTGAAGGATATCAACAACCCAGAAGAGCAAGAGTTTGTAGCGTTAGAGGGAGACAACATGACACAGACTGTCAGGTTCAGGCTCGATTCTAACATAAAACTGAGAGTCTCACTCGGTAGCACAGGCGAAACATTTCAAACAACATTAACAGATAATGCACCACCGGCTGAACCTAATCATGATCTACAGATCAATGTTCTGTTTGAACTTTTACCCGACTCGTATTTCTAACACTGTGAAATTCAATATCCCAAAAGGGATATGGATCTAGGATTTTAGGTGACTGTACTTTGGATATGGATCTAGGATTTTAGATGACTAAAATCCTATCCAGTGGATATGGATCTAGGATTTTAGGTGACTGTACTTTGGATATGGATCTAGGATTTATGACGATAATATAGCATGAGCAAATATTAAGATTTGACTGTGCTTTGGATATGGGTTTGGGTTATCTTTATGTTCGGTTTGCTTTGGGTTAGGGTTAGGGTTAGGAGGGTTAGGTTTTGTGCAGTATTTTTGTACAAATTTCCGCAAGCCCAGATTAAATCGCATAGGTTCGTGTTCTAGGGTCATGTTTTCGAATTCATCAACCAAATTTGTTTCCTCATTAGCTTTGTTTACCAACTGTCTAAGACATGTCAGTCTGATCCATCCTATACCTGTGCAATCGTTACCAGGCGTCTTCAAATGATCATAATCAATGTCCGGAGGTTCAATCTGAAAGTGTTTAATGAAGAATGTTGTATGCTTGAACTTTATCTTCGAATCATCCTCGTTGAATATGACCTTTAGAGATGTTTCTTCATATACTTCTCTTTTCGCGCACATACTCGCGTTTTCCCCTTTTTCGAAACCCCCTTTTGGGAACCCCCATTTTTTTGCTCTTGACTGAACGATGAGTACACGGCCTTTGTAGATCATGATCCCGCCAGCCTTGCGCTTATCCGGGTTCGTGTCATTTTTATACTTCTTCGGTATGTAGTCCCAATTGAGGATATTACAACACTCACATTGAGTAGAAGCCATAACGTCCTTTATTATCTAGTCTTATATATTGAACCTATTTTTCATGTTGTTATGTATGTACAATTTACCTCACTTTGATCAATTGTTTTGTTGGATGGTTCATGTTCACACTTGGTATGCTTTGATACCCGTCAAATCCTCCACGCGATGCACGTGGAGGAAGACGCGTGTACGGAGCTAGGAGGCCTGAATAACTTTGCGGATTGTATCCCGAGAGTGATGGTGCCGCGAAATTGGTCACAGCGTTGGCGGTGGGGTGGTTCTGAGTAAGTTTGACGTTGTTAAAAACAATAGGGGTTTCTTTGATAGATGCTGGGTTCGTGGCCCCCGATGTGATGGGACGGGAGGGCGCCAGCAGAATGGGCTCTTGGTCCATCCTCTGTGCAATTTCTGAGGTATTTGCGCCAACACTAGACTTGGGCGCACCAACCTGACCCGGTGCTAGGGGATCTCTCACTATGCCTGGTTTCATGTCGGGTTGGTTGATGTTGGGATAGGCGGCCACTGTTTTGTTGGCGGCGCACGCTACCTGAAGGGTGTGGTTCTTCACTTCACGGGTGTTCTCTGTGGTACCACAGTTCATAATTCTTTTTGTGAAAATGGGTTTGTATGGCTGTGTACTAACCTCACTCCATATTCTAGGTTGTCTGGATAGTGGTAGGAGATCTTCCTGTCTCCATATAGGAGGTCTGAACGCTCCATCCCTTACTACTCTGTATGGAAGGAATGCTTCACCTCTGCTTATGTTGTTGCTCTTCTTTTGGCCTTGACCATACGAGACGGCAACCATAGGATACAGAACCTGTCCCCGCTCTCGTCGATGGCGGATGTAATTGCTGAAGTTTCACCTACCCTGTCAATCTTGCGTGTATGGACAGACTTGGGAGGGTCCTTCAAAATGTTCATATTTGTTCCCCACGACTCCACTGATGGAAGTGTGACTTTACCGTAATTAACGATTCCTGAATAGCTAAATGCCATTTTTCAAACATAAAGATAATCTGAAGGAAATACATACCTTACAAGTCTGATGGGTTTCAAGCAATTATTAATTAAACAAACACGTAGGTCGTAAAGGGTTATACCTTGTGTAGATATTTGTCGCAGTTGCAGTTCGCCGCATATCTAGGATAATACACTCGAGCCTGCCAATGTGTGTTTGGGTATCTACACATGGAGAAATTGCGAGTAAGACAAGATAGATCTGGATAACAAAGAGGATTGGGAGGCTTGTTCACCTTGTCCGCGCATACACGTGGAGATACATAACCAATCTTATAATAGTCATTTTCCGGAGTCATTGTAACTGACATTTTTAAGTGAATGAGATATTTAAGTGAATGAGATTGTCTTTTGGTCCAGATTTTTTTAATCAATGAAATGAGGTAATAATAAGATTATGAAAGGGTTTAAAGGTAATATTTATAGTGGAAAAATATTTAAAATCGTAACCCCTGAGGGTTATGAATTATGAAGGATGAATTTATGGTGCTACACCTCGTCTGAGAGTGATGATTTCGTCTCCAAACCTGCCTTGGACTATGTCTCCATTTCGTATCCTGAAATACCTAGCCATTGGATCAGATACCAATAGTATGGGGAGTTTGTTAGCATTGGGTGGGTGTTTTTTGATGAAGGTAATGTCTGGGGAGTATCTTTGAATATCCATGAGATCGTAGCTGAGTTCGTCAAAAGTGAATGTCTCGAATTGGTAGAGGGAGATAACGTCATCGCTTGAGTTTATAATATTCTGCTTAGCATCTGGGGTGAGGACAGTGTTATGAACAATCAATATATGTGTGATTTCTTTAGCCATTGAAATTATAGCCTTTACTACATTGATGGTTACCTTATCTGTTTTGGTTTTCGTATTAACAAAAAATACTATAGTCTTGTTACCGTCAGGCTTAGTTGCTGTGAGTCTAGGTTTCTTCGCAGGAGTGCCCTCGTCGTCAATGTCAGTAAAGTTCCCCACGATGTAGCCGCGGCGAGTGAGCATCAGTTTGGTGTATTTTATAACAGTATCCATACTTACTTTGAACCATTATTTGCACAAACCTCTTTATCATTTTTTGGAGCGCAATAATCATGGATATGTTTCCCAATGACTACGAACCTCTTTTCGTGATATTGGACTGTATCCACGACTATGTCTGATAAAACGAAAGGTGTTGGCTTGGCAGACACAGGCAACACACACTTACAGTCGTTAAATAGATATTTATCGCCTTTGTTTATACAATTGATGATAAATATCTGAAAAGGTTGAGCTTCGCATGAGTCGTCTATTGTTGCTATAACACCACACACACTGTTGTGATTGATTATAATTATATTTTGTGACTGATATACATTTCCAGGTTTGGGGAGGATAGACTGTATGGTGTAAGTTGTTGAAAAACGGGTCCCTCCGTCGGCCATTGATATTTCTGCGGGAAGGACTTTCTTAATCTCTATGTTCTTCACAAAACCGTGCTCTTTTGTACACTTACCAACCAAGGTTGTTTTTAGTTCCGTCAGTATATGTTCAATGACCTTATGGCTTAAAAACCGAGGCTCTATGGACACCAGTTTATTTGACGTTACTGAGTGATCAAACATTTGAATTAATTAATATTCGTATTCTTCTTATGTTGGAACTCATGTTTTGAGGTCAGGTTCTTATGGAACTCGTATATTTGTTACCCCTAGGGGTAACATTTAGAAAGTGAGCCGAATGACCCTAGGGGTAATTTAGAAAGTGAGCCGAATGAGTAGGAATACAATCAAAGTTCAACTGGTGGTATTAAAGTTAACGGGTATTAAGTTCAGAGTAGTAGTAGTCTATGAGTTTCTTAACCATCTGTTCCTGTCTACAATTGGGAATATCTATCTTCAAATCTTTTACTATATAGTTGATATGTTTTTTGTTTAATTTCATGAGTTGACATGACATGATTTTTCGTTGTCTCAATATTTTCACTGTAGCGCTGTTCTTGTAGAAACCCTTCTCTGCCATGAGCTCATCGTACATTTGCTCTTTAGGGTCTCTTGTTTCGAATGTTTCAAAGGGGTCTGTCCGTTTGGCCTTGGGAACGTAAAGTTCGTAAGGTGACGTAAGACGTTCCACAAGGGTAGGTCTGTTACCATCTCTTGGAATGTTGAAATCGACGCAAAGGAACTTGAGTTGATTCATATTCAGTTTCTCAAAGGCACCATCGTAGTGTTCCTCAGTTAAACTATTGTATGTCTCATCCCATTCAAATTGGGCTGCCGATGCATCGGCGTCGAAGCCGTGTTTTTTCAGCCTGTAATTGATGTATTTAGTGTCTTTGCAAGTCTTGTAAGGAATGTCATATGCATCGTTGAAAAATAAAGAACGATTCAACTCGGTCTCGCAACTCAATGGTCCTCCTAATGAAAACTTTAATTCGTCGTTGTTGGACAAATACGCTAGCAGGTTATCAACATTGTAAAAGTAAGAGACAAGTTCCTCAAATCTAGCCATATCCAGCTTTGTCTGAATTATTTCCGAATCAATCAGAATTATTTCCGATTCAATGTTCTGGTCGTCGGGAATCAAATCCTTTTTGCTTTCCTTAGCAGTCCTCAGGTCTTTCTTTGTTTTTGCAAGCTCCTTTTTCGTATCCTTAAAATTCTTAGAATCCTTATTCTTATTAAGTAGTTCCTGTTTGAGACTCTCTATTCTGAATTCCAGATCGGATATGGATGATTCCAGCGATTTGATGGCTTGCTTTTCCTCCTCGAGTTCACTTAATTCCTCTTCGATGGCGTCTTTGACCTTAGCAACCAGTATGTCCATTTCATTGCTCTGCCCCTCCTCGACCAGACGGTTATAGTCTTCGAACGCTTCCTCTTCCACAAGCTCGGCGTCCTCCCACTCCGAGTCGCTCTCATCTGCATAGAGAGATTCGTTGAGTTCGTCCAGACGGGCAAACCTCCTTTCCTCCTTAGAATTCTCCTTAGAATTCTCCTTAGAATTCTCCTTAGAATTCCAAAAAGAATTCTCCTTAGAATTCTCCTTAGAATTCTCCTTAGAATTCTTCTTGGAATTCTCCTTAGAATTCTCCTTAGAATTCTT